TCAAAGATGGTGTGCCTGTTGACCAACTGAAAACCCGTACAGGTTCTCTGGTGGTTAACCTTGTTGACTATGCTGGCACAGTCACAGTACCAGCACATGAGCCTGTGGAAATCTGGAATGGCGGTACAGGGTTCATGCTTATCAAGCGTGAGGTACTGGAAGACCTGGCTACAAAGATGCCAAGCTATATCAACGATGTCACCTTCCTGTCTGGCGAAATCAAGCAAGACAAGATTGTGGAGTTCTTTGCCTGTGCGATTGAAGAAGGCGTGGGACGTTTGTTGTCAGAAGACTACTACTTCTGCCAAGAAGCACGTAGACATGGCTACAAGATTCATGCCGCTCCGTGGGTGGTTCTGGGGCATTTCGGTAGCTACCTGTTTGAAGGTGGCTTGCTTCCAGCAGCATGACCATCTCTCTTGACCTTGGGTGCGGAGAAACCATCCGCAACCCATACCAAGCAAAGACAGTTGTAGGGCTGGATTTAGAGCAAGCAGACCTTGCTATACAGCCTATCCCCTACAAAGATAACTTGTTTGACTACGTGACGGCATACGACTTTCTGGAACACATCCCCAGACTGTTGTATGTCCCACAACGCAGATACCCGTTTGTAGAACTGATGTCAGAGATTTACAGGGTGATGCGGGTAGGTGGCAAGTTCTTGTCCTCTACCCCTGCCTTCCCACACAGTGCGGCCTTCCAAGACCCGACACATGTGAACATCATCACGCCTGATACGTTCTACGAATACTTTGATGACCACAAGATTTGGGCAAAGCAGTACGGGTTTAAGGGCGCATTCCACATAAATGAGATGCGCTATCACGGCCCTCACCTGTTGGTGGAGCTACAGAAGGTTCATGTCAACGTTTAGCAGTCCGTGCCGACTTGATAAACGCTTCTTTGGTAGGGTAACCAGCTTGCCCCTTGCGTTTAGGAGGCAGTCCCGCCGCCCTGCGTTGGTTGATGTTGTAGTACAAGCCACGTTGGGCTTTTGGTGTGTATGCCATTATCTGCAACCCCATCTCTTTCTTGCTGCCTTGCCACGCTCCCCCGTCCATCCACTGCTTCTAGCGCAGAAAGACTTGTGACGAGGGTTCGATGTGTCTTTAGTGGGAGCTTTGAGGTTGCTCCCTGTTGCTCTGTTTGCCTTTGCACGACCTTTGGCGGTAAGTCCCGCACCCTTCTTGACGGACAGCTTCTCGCCTCTGCCAACAGATAGATTTGGGAACTTCTTCCTAGCCATATTGACTCCTATGCAACCAAGCCTTGCAAATATGTAGTTTTACCCGCAACCTTGGTAGCAGTCAATTCCTGCTTTTTCAGGTTGTCAGGGTCATAGCTGACATGCACCCAACCGCTGTCAGGGATGCCAACTGTATAAAACTCAAGGATAAGCTGTGTGTAGTCCAAGTTATCCATAATCCATTGAGCCAAGTCAGCATTGGCAACACCAGGGATTTCTATATCTGCTGCTCTCCCAAGGCAATGGTCTGAGGTCTTTGAGCCTCCCGTGGCCTGGTTCACGGCTGGAGCACGGAATCCTGAGTTCACCTTGACACCCTTGCCAAAGTGGTCACGTACGGGTTGCAGGACTTTCTCGCACAGCAAACGCAGATTTTCTGTGGCCTGTTCATCAGGGGTGTTGTCCAAGTCAAGACGCAGTGCAGTCTCAGATTTTGTCAGTTCATGCAGGGAAAAGTTGGCAGTCAAGTTCATTTGATTTCCTTCTGTGATTCAACAGCTTTGTTGTATAAGTCTATACAGGCATTGAGTTTTTGTATAGCTCTATCACCCTCTTCGGCTATTGCGAAAAGAGTTTTTCCAACCTCTGGGTCAATGTTGGCTCGTGCTTCTCCTCCACTACTTCCTGTGGCAGAGGCGGTATCTGTGGAGGTTTGTACGGGGCAGGACGCTTTGAGGCGCAGCTTGAGAGCACCAGAATCAATAGCAGCATCCCGCTGTTTCGCAACCAGTTTGGCTTTTTCATTTGAATTCCTCAGTGCATCCGCAGTCTTTGTTACAGCCGTGGCTAGAGCCTGTTCCTTTGCTCTGGCAACAGTATTCAGGCGGTCAACCTCTTCTTGTTGGGCTTTTGCCTCAACATGCTTGCCGTAGAAATAGCCTCCACCGAAAGCTATTAACAAGGCTACAAGACCAGACAACAAGCCTTTCATGGCTTGGGTGGCTCGTCATTGTCGTTAGCTTCTGCCTTTGAGATGGCAGTGGCTACAGCTTTGATTCCTGACCTGCCAGCCACACCACCAAGCACACCAGTGATAAACACCATGATGGTGCTAATCTGGCTTGTGTAAATCTTGTCGATAGGAGCCATGCCAGACATGGGCTGAGTGACGTAGGTCACAGAATACAGGAACATAGCCATAGCTCCTAGCAGGATGCTGACCAGTACCACGATGACAAACGCCCAGACCCTGACTTCAATTTCTTCTGCTGTCAGGCGATTGCTGACATTTTTGACTACTGTAGGCATCACTTCTTCTCCTGTTCAGGTTTGTTTAACTGTTCTGGGCAAGTGCCAGTAGCTGTGCAAATAGGCGGTTTGCACTCAGCAAGCTCCCAGTTTTTGGGGTCTTGGCACGGATAACGGAATCTATCTTCGCACCCTGTCATCAGGAATGCCATCAGAATCATGATTACGGTTTTGTTCACGATTTTTCCTCTCCACCTCTCGTCTTAACTTTTCTACCTTTTCTATCTGCTGCTTGGCCTCATGCTTAGTTTCTAGCACATCCAAGTACAACATACCCAGAAGAGGCAGCAAAAGAGCAACCAACACACATGCCGCTATCCATCCCACTACGTCTTCTCCAGCCGATTTATGAACAGGAGGAACAGCCACAGGTAAAGGAGGAATGTAAAAGTCGCTAGAAGATACGCTAGGTTTGCCTGGAAGTTTCTTTTTTCCTCCCTGCGTTGCCATGCCTTGTACCTCGCTTGCGCCTCTTGCTTAAGTCTAGCCTTTTCCTGCTCTTCCTGTATGACATTCCGCATGTCAAAGACTTTGGAATACAAGGCTCCCATCTCAGGGGGAGATTGGTAAACCATCGTTTCCCTGATAGTTACCTCCAGTGCTGCCATCTGGTCTTGAGCCATAACCCTCTTGAGGGCGGCTTCCATCAGGTTGGCATCAGGGTCGTAGACTGTCTGGCTCTTCTCTTCTTCTTCTCTTATGTGGGTAGCAAGTTGCTCTTGTAAGCGGAAAAACTCTGTGAGTTGTGCCACCACATCTGACATGACCTTAGTCTCGTCAACGGCAACATACTTCTCTTTCTTCTTGGCTACAGGCTTGGCAACAGGCGTAGGCTTGCTGTCACCAGCAAACATCTGCGCCAGCTTTCCCCAGAAACCATGCACTTCTTTCGCAATGCCAACAGCTTCATCAACTGTGGCCTTGACCTCCATAAAGGAGGTTTTTGCTTGCTTATAGAGTTCGCACCCTTCTTTGATTGCCGCTACACAGGCGTTGGCAGCAAAGAGGATGCTTATCGGGTCAATTTACAGACCCTCTCCTGGGGTCACATAAACTTCTGGAGTGCCAGTCTCTGACACAAATGACACATATACAGGAGCAGTATTTGTCGATTGTGGGCCAGTAACAACCATGACGGTATCTGGCGGGACAATCACAGAATATGACGGAGAGCCATTAGCAGGCAATGCTACGTTTGCAGTAGCACTGTTGCTAATACGCACATAAACGGGCAAGCCAGCACCACCAGCAGGCTCATGGCTGACCAACATGTACTGCTGTACAGGGCTGTCTGAATACAAGGTAAGTTGCTGAACTGTTGTAGCAGCATTTAACTTGTGCGTCTTGCCCATAGGCTGAAAGGCAATGTTATTAGCCATCAGTAAACCTTTCCACCACCACCAGAAGTAGGCGATTCCTTACGGGTAAAGTAATCGTTAGGCACGTTGTTTTTAAAGTTCCAGACGGACTGGAAACCACCTGCGGGGAGTTTGCCAGGGGTGAAGTCACCAGGCACACACATCTTGTTCTGTGTGATACCAGTGCCAACTTGAGCCTGTAACTTAGTTGTCTTGACTTTCGGAATCATGTCCATGTTTTTTCTCCTTTATCCTCACCAGCAGATAGCTGAATATTACATAAATTGCAAGAGTTGTCACCCTCTCCCACTTTGGTTCCCACATAACCCAACAGCCCAGACCAAAGGAGGTGAGCAGAGCAAGAATGGTAATTAAGCGGTCTGAGATGACCCCTAACGCTAGGCGAATGATTGCGGTTGCTTCCATGATTTTCCCTCTCTAATAATGGAATAACCATATTATCATGTCTCCTCGTCATCGTCACCAAATAACCCTGCACCGTACCCCTCGTCAGCATCCTTCATCTTCAAGGCTTCTAGCTTTAAGGCACGGTCTATAACCTTCATCTTGTCGGTTATGGAGGCGGTAGGGTCAAGCATGACAGCAGCCATCAACTCGTTGATAGCTTTCTCTAGCGCAGGGTTTATACCCTTCTCAGGCTTTTTCCTACTCATCGCTTCGTCTTGCGGGGGGCAGAGCGTTTCATTTCGTTTCTAGTCATGGTTGCACCAAATAAGTTTCTCATCTGACGGTTGTAGTCCTCAGAAGCACGAACCTCATTCTCACCACCTTGGCGAGCCATGCGGTCAATTTCACTTTTTGTCATTGCTTTACCCATTGTGTTGGATTGGTCTTTCATGATTTTCTGTCCTTTCTTTTGACTTTTCGTGCTGTC